ATTAGAGCAGACACTATTCAAGATTTATCTGGTAATAATATTATTAATGAAAGTGGTAATACGATAACTATTGGTGCGTCTGGTGATACAACAAATATTGTTGGAACTTTACAAAACAATGGTGCTTCTGTTTCATCTGTTGCAGGTACAGTTGTCTTTACTGCAAGATCATCTTCTTCACAAAGTGTTTCAGATAATACACACACACAAGTTACTCTTGGAACAGAAATATTAGATACTGATAATGCTTTTTCTAGTTCAGCTTTTACTGTTCCATCTGGCAAAGGTGGTAATTATTTATTTAATGGCGCAATAAGATTGAGAGATACAAATAATACAATTACAGCAGGAACTACATCAATGCGTGTAAATGGAACACAAGTTGCAAATGAATTTACAAATAGAGAAAGTTTTTCTTATGATTGGAATATGAGAAATTTAACTCAACAAAGTACGGCAATATTAAATTTGTCCGCAGGTGATGTTGTTACATTATATGGTTATATATCATCAAGCAACACTTCTGCACAAACTTTTGACCAAGCACAATTTATGGGAGTTAGATTATCATGAGTAAATTAAAAGGAGTATAGAATGGCATTAACAACAGTACGAAGCACAGGGATTGGAAGTTTACCTGCAATAAGCGGAGCAAATTTAACTTCCCTCAATGCAAGTAATATATCTAGTGGAACATTAAACTCTGCAAGATTTAGTGGTGGTAAGGTTTTACAATGTTTGCAATACACAATGGCTAGTGCAACAGTAACAAGTTCACAAAGTTATGCAAATTTTTCTAGCATGCTTGTAACAATTACACCGTCTGCAACAAGTTCTAAAATTTTATTACTTCATGCAGCACCATCAACTGTTTATACTGATAATAATGCTAATATGGGTAATGTTGCTATATTTAGAGATTCAACAAACATAACAACTTTAGGTCATAATAGTTCTTTTGCCTCATATCAATTTACAGATCATCATAGTGGCTCTGGAATAACATATCTTGATAGTCCAAATAGCACGAGTGCTATAGAGTACCGAGTCAAAGTAAGATGCGATAATACAAGTTTACAATTTATTTACGGATCATCTTACAGCAATGGCTCACAACCAAGACAATCAAGTTTAATAGCCATGGAGATAGGTGCATAATGACATACTCTTTATATCAAATGAATACTGCAATTAAAAATTTAAAAAATGATGTTGAATATTCTTACAATACTGAAACTGGTTTTGGTGCAAGTACCGAAGAAGAATTTAATTTAATAGAATGGGTAATAGGAGTAGATGATGGCGGTAGTGCTATTACAACTACTACTTGTCCTCACAGTGAAATTACATGGACAGCAGTTAAAGAACTTATGGATACCTATGATTAATCCTAAATGTGAAGATTGCGGTGGTAACGAAGAAATGTGTACTTGTGGTAGATGAAAAACGAAACAATATCAATTTCAGATAAATCAAAACTTTCTATGCCTATTGCTAACCTAGTGGCTATTATAATTATGGTTGGAACTGTGGTGCTTATGTATTCACAGATTACAAATAGATTAATTTCACTAGAAACAAGCAGAGAGCTGATGTCTGCTGATCTACTAAAAAAAGCCGAGCAAACACCTGTTGATCAAGAGCAATATATGTTGCTTGAATTTATAAGTGGTCAGGTTGAAAAAATACAAGAACAACTTTCAGATATGAGTCATAATAAAGTTAATATTAATAGACTTCAGACAGATATGAATTCCGCTTTAGAAGATATAGAAAAATTAAAAGATAAGGTCAGACAAAATGGTGGTTGAAACAGTTTTTGCAATGATGATGATTGTAAACGGATCTATGGATGGCTTTATGAAAACAGAAGGTTTATCTGACTGCTTAAAAATTAAACGTGAAAGTGAGAGAAATTTAGCTGACAATAGAACTAATGTCATTCGATATGAATGTGGACTTGTTAAAGCTGAACTAAAACCTGATAGTGAAGGTCAATTAAAAATTTATAAAATTATAGAAAGAAAATAGTGGAGTATCTATATGGCTAAAACAACAGCGCAATCAAACAAGGAACTTATTAATAAACTTGATAAGGAAATTGCCTTAATAAAAAAAGACATCTCAGTAATAAAAGAAAATCATTTATTTCATATCGAGAAATCTATTAGAACTATAAATTATATTATCTGGACAGTTGGATTTGCTGTATTTACAAATCTTATTTTACTACTAAGAAGCACACTTACTTGAATAAAAAACATCAGAAGGGAACTTCTTCTGAGTTGGCTAGCGCAAAATATCTATCAGACAAAGGTTATTATGTTTTCTTCCGTCTGAGTGTAACCTCTCCTATTGATTTGGTTGCTGTGCATCCAAAGACAAAAGAGGTTTTACTTATAGACGTTAAAACTGTTTCCTTACGATTATCCGGCAAACATAAAGGGAAAAGAATTAACAGAAATGCTACGTCTGAACAAAAAAAACTAGGTGTAAAAATATTATATTATTATGGAAAAAACAAATTTGAGCTTCATTGATGAATTAAAAGAACGCATAATTATTCACGAAGGAAAAATAAATAAATGTTATGCAGACTCGTTAGGTAAGTTAACCTTTGGCATCGGTCATTTAGTAACTGAAAACGATAATATAGATCCTAACAAAGAATATGACGATGAATTTATTATGCAAATATTTGAAAAGGATTTTAAAACTGCCTTAGAAGGAGCAACAAGACTTTGCAAAGATATGGATCTACCGGATGAAAAATTTGGTGTGTTCGTAGAGATGTGTTTCCAATTAGGTGTAAACGGTGTCTCTAAATTTAAAAACGCTTTGTCTCATGCGAAAGATCATGCGTGGGATAAATGTGCCGACGAGCTATTGGATAGCCGATGGCATCAACAAACTCCCAATCGTGCAAAAGCACTAGCGGATGTTATGAGAGGAAAATAATATGTGGAACAATATAAAAGAAACATGGTCAGGACTAAAAAGATCAGTTCAACTATTCTTAATAGGAGTTGGAGTGATTATTGTTGTAATGATTATAAGTAATATTTTTTAATCTTTAATAGTGATATGACTCAGATTTAAATTATAAGATCATCCAACTTCATTGTTGGTCTTAATCTTTTTAGTTTTTTTCTATATTTTTGAATATATGTTTTTGCGATAGATTCCTTTTTTTCCCAAGATTTAATAAGTTTAACTAAATTATTAATTTTAGCATATCTTTTTTCATCTTGAGTTGGTTTAGGTTTTGGTTTTGGTTTTAGAATTCCATTTAACCAACCGCTATCGATAACAAATTGCGCCATTTCATGCTCAATCTTTGCTTGCGCTATGTTATGGTCTCTTGATGAGTTTGGAAAACGCCAATCATGGATGTAATGAGATACATCATGAACTAATCTTCTCCAACCTCTAGACAGGGTATTACTATTACCGCTTAAACAAACCCAACACTTTCTTGGCTTTTTATTATAATGTGGTCTTTTAGTAATCCAACCTCGTCTTTTGTCATAAATTTGTTTTTTACCAAAATGAAACATTAATTTTTTGTAGGCTTGCATAGCCTCTTGAGTTTCAATGTATGGAAGATTCTCAGGAAACATAGAATTCACTTTTCTATAAGTTTTCTTAGCATCTGAATTTATTTTTTGAGTTACTGATAACATAAGATACTCCTTTGTTTAGAGTCATATTCACTATTTAAAGAACAAACATTATTTTTAATGTTAATTGAGTTTACCATTTTTTTTAAAACTTTTCTTTTGACCAAAAAATTTTGAGATCAAAGTCTGCGATAAATTTTTTTTTATCGCTAAAAATCATGCGACAACGAATCCATAAAAGATGAATTTAGCAATTTTTTTTTAAATTTTTGTTAGCCGCAAACCCGCAGTCTACCTAGGTCGGATTTTTTTTTCCACAGGATTTTCTGCGATTTTTTAGGAGGTAATTTTTTAATGATAACTAAACTTTTAGGACTAGGTGGAGGTATAAAAGAGCCAGTAGAAGCTGTTGGTTCTGTTCTTGATTCTTTATTTACAAGTAAAGAAGAAGAATTAAATTTAGAAATTGTAAAAGAGAGATTGGCTCAAAAGCCTGCAATGATCCAAGCTGAAATAAGTAAGGTACAGGCAGGTCATAGGTCTATGTTTGTTGCAGGTGCTAGACCATTTTTACTTTGGGTATGTGGTCTTGGTTTTGCTTACTCTTTTTTGATAGCACCAACACTAGAGTTTTTTTTACCAAACATGGATAGAATTAATATTCCAACAGACATAATGCTAGAACTAACCCTTGCTATGCTTGGTTTATC